AACGCGGCGCGGTTGTAGTAGACGGTATACCGGCGGCTCTCCATCGTCTCCAGGGACAGGTCCACGTCGGAGGCCCAGGCCTCCTCCATGACCGTTTTGCAGTAGCGGCCCATAGAGGCCTCCAGAAGGCGTTTTACTTCCGGGAGGGTAGTTACACCATCAAGCACCAGAGAAGCCCGTATATCGAGGCTGAGGGCCCCGGCGGGCACTGTTGTGACCTCCGGTCCCACTGGCCGCACCGTTTCCAGGTACGCGGCGCACCGCTCCACGGTAGGCTGGCCCGCCGGTTTTCCCTCCGGGCCGGCCAGCACCACCTTCACGGTCCCCGGCCCGTCCCATTTTGAGACGATCCGGGAGAACCCCACCCCCTCCACGCTGTTGGCCCATTGGCGGTAGTGCCAGGGGTTCCCGGAGGTGGCGGGCCGCCGCATCCGCTCCAGGTAGCGGGCCAGGAGGGAGGCGTCGGACTCGGCGTCCGTCCCGCCCTCCGCGGGGCCGTTGGCGTAGCTCTCGATCCCGGAGTAGTTGCGCAGCGTCTGGACGATCTCGCCGGCGGCGATATTGCCGTCCGCCCCCGCCTCCGCCGCCTCCAGGGTCCCCGCGGCAACGCCGTCCACGATCACGGCATCGTTTCTCAGCAGAAAGCCCGCTCCGCCCGCCGTATAGAACGGCGTCCCCGCCGGGACTCTGGCCCCGTCCTTCCCGGTAAAGGTGATGGAGCACTCCGCCCGCGTCCCGGCCTTCCGGACAATGCCCACAATGGCCGCCTGCATGTCGATGTACATACCCGATGACTCCTCCAAATAAAATCTCGGCTCCAGCCCGTCCATCGCGTGGTAAATGTCCGCCAGCTCCAGGGCGGCGGCGGCGGTCACGTCGGAGGTAAAGCTGCCCTCCCGGGTCTGGAGGTTGGTGGTCAGCCGGCTGATAATTCTCCTCTGGACCTCCTCGGCGGTCACATTCTCATACACTTAGCTGCACCTCCCCGTAAACGGTGGATATCTCGCACTGGATGGAAAGGACGCTGCCCTCAAAGAACACGTCCACGCTGCGCACCCCGGTGATGTAGGGGTTGATCTCCAGGGCCTCCCGCACGTACCGCGCCGCCTCACTGCGTTTCACGCCCTCGTCAAAGGGCTTTCCGGTCAGCCGCTCCACCTCGCACCCGTAGCCCCAGGTGTAGGCAGGGAACCGCTTCCGTGCGGTTTTCAATGTTTTCCACGCCCAGACTTTGACAGCGGAAACGCCGGTCACCACCAGCGGCCGCCCCCCGGAGAACACCGGGACCCCCCTGTCAAAGTCCCATGCGACCTCCATACACAGGGGCAGCTTTGAGGCTTTCGGAACCCCCGTCTCAGGTTGGATGATGGGGAAGATACCAGCCATCCGCCCGCCTCCTTTCGCGCATAATTTACGCTGTGCTTGACACACACAAAAAAATGGTTATAATGTGTTGTGTCACCCCTGTACAGGGGCGTGGATCGAAGTAAAGGCAACCCCCAGCGGAAGCCCCTGTATACAGGGGCTTTATTTTTTGCCTCCGGCTGGATGGGAGGGAAAATTCCACTCATACCGCCCCCACCACCTTGTCGATTAGATAAAACGTCTGGTCGTCGTCGGTGAGCAGCAGCACGATGTCCCCCTTCCGCAGCCCGATCTCCAGCCGGGTGAGGGTCAAATCCTCCACCGCCGCCGTTTCCGCGTAGAGGGTCCCTCCGGTGATGGTGGTCAGTTTGGGGCTTCCGTGCCCTCCACAGGCCACGTCCCCGTCCACCGGCCCGGACAGCCCGTCCGAGGTCTGCTTGACCCCTTTGAGGGCGGCGCGGTAGGTGCTCCCCACCGTCAGGCTGTGGCAGATTTTAATCCGCTCCGCCTCCTGGACGGTCCCGGCCACGTCCAGCTTCAGGGGCAGCGGGGACAGCACCTCCCCCAGCCTCAGCCGCACCGCCCCCGCGGACGCCGCCTCCGCCCCCGCGGTCCTCATCGCGCTGTAGATCGTATCGTATGCGTCCATTTCAGTTACACTCCCTTCGTATAAGGCTCCCTCTCTGAGGGAGCTGTCAGCCGCAGGCTGACTGAGGGAGTTCCCCTCTCCGGCCCTGCGGGCCACCTCCCCCAAAGGGGGAGGCAAGGGCGCCGCTCACTCCCCCTTGGCTCCCCCTCCGGGGGAGCTGTCAGCCGCAGGCTGACTGAGAGGGCGAGAGGGCGTCAATCGCTTGGCACGCTCCCGGCCTCCTGCTCGTCCATCAAATTTCTGAAATCCAGAGTCACGGTGGTCTGATACACTCCCCGCGTCCAGGTGTGGGAATCGGTCAAGATCCAGAACAGCCCGTCCGTTCCGGTGACCGGCTCATGGACCACCGCCGCGTTTCCGGAAATCAGCTTCCGGTTCCCCAGACAGCGGGCGGTGATGGTGGTCTTGATCCCGTTGTCTTCCAAAATCTGCTTGGCGCTTTTGGCCGGGTCCTCCTTGTCGCTGGCCTTGAGGACCTGCTGCATCAGCCCGTACAGGTCCCGGTAGCCCTCCTCGCTGTCGTAGGAGGCGATTTTTTTATACTGGTCGTCGTATACGGCCACCGACGTGACCAGCTTCTCGATACTCTCGGAGGAATCGCAGGAGAGGAGGTTGCTCCCCGGGAGCAGCCGCAGGGTCTCCGGCCCCAGGGCCTTCTCCACCACGTCCAGCTTCCCGCCCCGGAAGCGTATCTGGTACTTTTTTCCGTTCTGCTCCGCCGCCAGGGTGTACAGCGACTGGATCACGCGGTACAGGTCCACCCCGAAGAAATTCCGGTTGAGCTGCACCCCCGTCGCGGCCAGCTCCCCGGCCTCGATCCCGAACTCGGCGCACAGCTGCCCCGCCACCGCCTCCGGGGTCTGCCCCCGGACGGCCAGGGACGTCTCATTCCGTTTGAGGAAGATACCCCTGTCGTAGGCGGTGCAGGAGAAGGTCTGGGAAAGGCTCTCCCGCCGGCGGGTAAACACCCGCCCGGAGAACACGGGCTCCTCCCCCACCGCCAGCTCCACCGCGCCCCCCAATTCGCTCAGCGCCTCCGGGAGGGCGGAGTAGGCGATTTTCCGGGCGCAGTCGGTGTAGGCTCCGCTCCAGGTCATGCTGGACACCAGGTCCGTGATCACGGACTTTTTCGCCCCGTCCAGGCTCCAGGCCGTGAGGGCAAACTTGTCGCTGTACGCCATTCTCTACCGGCCCTCTTCCCGTAGTTCAAAATCATAGGCGGCGAACACCCCGATGATCTCCTGCCACGCGCTGCGGTCCTCCCAGATTGCCAGAAGGTCCCGGAACCCCCAGTTACGGACGCGGAACAGGTAAAACAGCAGGTTCAAATCGGGGTCGTCCCCCGCCCTCAGCCGTTTTTTACATCGTCGAGGGTCCGCCGCAGGTATCCGGTCAGGTCCTGAATCTCGATGTACAACTCGTCAATCTCCCCGGCAGTGAGCCGCGCCTTCACGGCGTCCGCGGGGGTGGCGATGCTCTTGGAGTTGTCCAGCAGCGCGGGGTCCTTCCAGTTGGGCGACACGCACCCAAAGAGCACCCCCTGCACCGCCTGCTCCGCCCGGGGGTGGTCCTGGATTCTCCGGACCTGGTCATAGGTCAGCCCCCGCAGGGTAAAAATGACCTTCTCCCCGGTCAGCTCCGACAGCCGCTTGACCTCCACCTGTTTCTCCGGCAGCGCCTTCCGCACGTCCGGCAATTCCGGCCGCAGCAGCAGGTCCAGCACGCTGACGGGCTCTTTTTTTTCGCTCATTTTCGTTTCTCCTTCCTATGGGGATACGCCCTCTCCGCCCCCTAAAAGCCCTCTCCGGCCCTGCGGGCCACCTCCCCCAAAGGGGGAGGCAAGGGCGCTGCGCGCCCCCCCTTGGCTCCCCCGGAGGGGGAGCTGTCAGCCGCAGGCTGACTGAGAGGGCGAGAGGCCGAGAGGCCGTTAAGGCGTAACCTTGTCCAAATACTCCACGTTGGTGGCCTGGAAGGGGATGGTCAGCTTCCCGGCCTTTCCGGCCTCCCAGTCCATCAGGGTCTGCTCGTCGTAGTTCAGCCCGTACACCGCCACCCGCTCGGCCCCGTAAGCGTCCGGGTCGGCCAGCTTGCCGATCAGGGTTTTCCTCACGTCGTGCCCCTTCAAAGCGGGCTGGGCGATGTCCGCCCCCCGGGAGTAGACCTTGTGGACCGTCATGGACCCTGTGATCTTCACCCCGGTCAGCTTCCGGTCCTCGGCCATCTGCCCGCACATCAGCACCTGATCGTAATTGAACGTAACTTTGAGTTGAAAGGCGGAGACCTCCACCAGCTCCTCCCCTTCCACAAACACCTGTCCCCAGGTGCCGCTCATGACGCGGCTGCCGTTTTCAAATGCCATTTTTCAGCCCCTCCATCACAGATAGATGTAAATCTGCACGTCTTCCATCGCGTCCACCGGCTTGACGTAGATAGTGAGGAACACCCACGACCCGGTATTCGCCTCCTTGATCTCCTGCTCACTCAGATCCACGGTGGGCGTCCCCTGGGACTCCAGCCACGCCGTCTGCTCCTCCACGTCGATGCCCACGGTGAAGTCGCTGTCGATCAGCCCGTCCCGGGCCAGGGAGCGCAGGTAGTCGGTAATGGCGGTAATGAGGAGGCACTTGTTGTCGTAGGTGTTGGCGTACTTGCCGATGTAGTTGTCCTGGACGGTCAGCCGGATGTCGTTCTGAATCATGTCCAGGCACTCCACGATCTTGATCTTCTTCCAGATATCGCTCCGCCCGGTGATAGTGGTCAGGGAGTTGACCCCCCGCCCGATCTTCACCTTCTCCCCGTCGTGGTACAGGATCAATTCGCCCCGGCCCACGGCGGAGTCCATATCCACCGGAGACAGCCGGGTGATGT